TCGAAGGAGTCATAGAGACAGTGAACTCTACGTCTGGAGCATATTCTACTTCGATAGACTCATATTCAAAACCTGTGAGGACGTTATATCCCTTACCGATACCATTATGGTTTCCAATAAAGGTAAAATACAAAACAGATCCAAGACTGGTTGTTCCATCACCTCGAGTGAGCGTGTATGTATTTGCCTGTCCGCTTGCATCATGAGTTAGTTTTACAGGATTTCCTACCCATTTTGTAGCAATATTATCATCTGTGTTGATAGAATTTGGTTTGTTATTCGACTTGATATAATCTTCTTTGATTTCACCAAAGTACCAAGGGAGGTATCGTCCCCATGTTAGGTGATTATCAAATGCTCCATCAAGAATGTCATAGTCTGCTTGTCCAGAACTACCTTTTAGCTTATTCTTAATCTTAATGGTGTACTTTGTGATACGGAAACCTTTAGGTACAGCTAAAGCTGCATAAGAGTTGTACACACCAGTAATGTGTACCATTCGATTATCTTTCTCATAGAAACGAATGTTACCAGTGTGGTTACGCATTAATCCATCAGCAGAAAATGTTGGATTATCTGTTGTAGTGTACGTAATCGGTGCCTGGTTATGAATAAACATAGAGCCATATCCACTTTGAGACCCTGCCTCTTGACTACTCTCAGAGCGTACAGAGATAATGTTACCTGTTTGTGGGCTAATAGTAACCTTTACGGCCTTACTACCTGTTTGTGCTGAAATTCCAATATTACATAATAGTAATAATAAAATTAAAGCATGAAACTTAAGCCCATTCCGGGAGAAAAAGTTTTTTCTTTTCATCAAATAATTAAGTTATTTATTAAATTAAAAATTACCTAACAAAATAGTCGTTGACACTATATGCATCATTTTTTAGCTGTGCAAATGTACGTATTAATTCGTTTTTAATACAAATATGCATGTCTATATTTGCTAATATTAACTAAATGTCTATAAAATTCATATATATTAATTATTAATTAATATACAGCTGCTTTGTTACTTTTAACTATAGCTTTTAAAGACTGCATAACGAAATGATATGACGGCTTTATTGATTATCAGATAGTTACGTTGATGAACACAAAAACCAATCGTGTAAATTTGCTTTGCATTGCTTTACATTTGCTTTGCATTTAAATGGTGTTTAAACGGTGTTTGAGCACGAAAAGTTTACATCGTGTAAAGGAATGCTATCGGCAGCTTGATATTTGCTTTGCATCTACACCGCTTATTAGGCTATATAGAACGCGCAGGACGCTTTAAATACGGGACTTACGAGGGTTTTCCCGATTGCGTCGGTGTGAGGGGCTTAGAACGCAAAGAAATAGGGCATTTGAAATTTTGGGTATTACGTTGGGTATACCCAAAAGAAGCGGTTACAATGTAGTGTGTAACGCTGTAACTCGTTGATTAAACAGTACTTAAACGGTTGTAATGCTATTTTAAACAGTATTACAGCCGTTTTTTCGTCTTTTTACACCCCTTTTATGCTTGTAAGTCATTGATTAAACGGCATTTAAACACTTTCAAAGCTATTTTAAACGGTATAATAGCCCTTTTTGCACTATTTTACACCGCTTTAGGCTCGTAAATGCTTGATTAAACGATACTTAAACGATTTTATACAGATGCTTTGCGTATTTACCAGTTTTTACCCTTATTTTTGGCGTTTAAATGTTAAAACACTCGTTTGGTTATACACTTGGTTATACGTTTGGTTATACACTGAAAAAACGAAATGATACAATAGGTTATACATTTGGTTATATACTTTTTGGTATTTTGGTACTCGTACCCCTCCCTTGTTTGGTACTAAAAAATGGCTTTTTTCGTATTTTTCGTTGAATTAAGGGGGGTATTTTCCATATTAAAAGGGGGTGTTTGGCGGGTGTTTAAGTATACAAAATAAGTAGCAAGTATTTATAAATCAATAGTTTAAACAGTTTTAAGGTTAAAAAATAGATAAAAAAGCGTGTGCGCGCCTATTTGCAGGCACAAAAAAAGGCTACCAAGTGGTAGCCCTTTGGTGGTGTGATGTGTACATAATATAAAAGGAAAAGCACCCAGCTAAAAGGACAGAGTGCTTGATATATAGAAAAAGTGGCGTAAATTCTTTATTCTCAATAATTTTTAGTACTTTTGTGGTAAGAAAAAAGGAGATAAAGTAATGGGAAATTATGAAATATCAAAGTATATGCGAGATACGTTAAGTACTGATACGGCTTACCAAGTATTAGTACGAGCTGATATGCTAACCGGTAGCGTGTTGGAGCAACTAAGAAAATCAACTGACAGAGCTTACACCCTATTTGGCATATTTGTAACTATTTTTTCCGGGGTTGGCGCATTTGGTATTAGCAGCAATTCAAATAGTATGAAAATTTTCTGCGCCATACTATGCCTTGGTTTAGGAATGGCATCTTTGATACTTTATATTAAAGTATTGTGGGTGCATCGTTATATGCCAATAGGGAATGAGGCGGAAATTATGATATACGATGATAACATGAGAATGTTAGAAAAACGATACGACAACGATACCCAAAAGATGAATGCAGTCTATATGCGCAATCTTCTTTTGGATAACATAGAAGACACAACACATGCCTATCACACTAACAACTTACTATTGGAACGACGTAGCAGGTATGTGCGTTGGTCAATGCTAATAACACTTACGAGTGTTATTATTGCATTTTTTGCAATGCTAATCTTTTAAATATTAGCGTGAGGAGCGTTGTCGGAATTGGTAATACAATCGTCAGTACGATGCCTTTTTACCCATTCCTCCTCTTGTTCTTTCTCTTTTTTATTACTCATATATATTTTAGTTACGACATGGTTGTTTGGTTGTAAGACCCTTTGATAAGGGCGATGGCATTAACGCAACGGAAATCAATGTCGGTATCTTCGTGTGCCGGGTTGTGTGAAGCCAGTGTTATGAATGGTTCGCCCTTATCAGACCTTTTAATATACTTAACCACACAGTAATCGTCGCCATCTATGCTATAAGATAGCAGGTACATTTCACCGTACAGAATGCTTTGCAGGTCGATGGGTAATTTTTTATAAAAGATTATATCTCCTGGCTTCAAGCGTGGGTACATCGAATCGCCTACTATATGTATAGCACCATCGCATTTAGGCATGTTGGGTATTTTAATAGTGTCTATTATGTTGGCGTGTCGGTTATCGAGTAGCGAACGCAAGCCTGCCGTTGCTTCGAAGTCGTACAGGTTAATAATTTGATTATCTACCTTTTTCTCGGGACTGCGTGGCTGGTGTATCGGCTGGACGGTCGCCTCAAGTGGTGGTGGGGTATCATTTTCAAGCATTGTACCACTGCCAGTAAGTAACCATTTTATATTCAGAGTAGGATATGTGTCAATTATTTTCGACAATTTATCAGAACCAATACTACTATCCTCTCCCATATTGCTTATATTACCTCTTTTTAGTCCGCATTTCTCTTCAAACCTCCGTATAGAAAGATTGTCATAATCAGCTATTTTTTGTAATCTATCCTTTATCGTACCCATAATTATTTTGAAAACGGCAAAAATAAATGCCAAATTTATTTGGTGTGTCAAAAATAAATGTTATCTTTGCAACGTGTAAGAAATTCTACACGCCCCAAAGATACGAATATTTATTGATTTATAAAGCGAAAAAAATGAAAAAGAGTGTATTGACCGAATGGGAGATAATCAACTGGATGATAAACAGTGGTGTGTCTGACTGTGTCGAGGTTCGAAAGAAAAGTATTTCGTTCCATCTTAATGGCTCCCCTGCCAATGGCTGTGCTATGGTTCAGTTGATTGAGCATCTTGGCGAAGAGTTTGAGGTTATTTGTCGCAAAATGAGCGAATGTTGGATTGAGCTAAAGCGCGAAGATGCGAAAAGAATAAAGGAATGAGAATATTAATTATAAAAAGATGTGAATATGGAAAAATGGATATCAAAAGAAGAAATTGAGGAGATTATTGGTGCTTTGCCTCTCGAGAATGAAATAGAAGTGCTGAATATATATCAAAATTCACCTGAGGTGGTAATAGTTGGTATTGCTGGCTTCACGTCGTCTTTAGACCTAAAAGTCATAGGAGAAGCCTTTGGTGATGAAAATGTATGGGTAAGTGCAGAAGGCTATGAATTAAAATTAACAATATATATAAAAGAAAAATAGGAATGAAAAAGTATATTAAAATTTCGGGAAAAGAAAAAGAATGGATAGAAACGGCACTCAACGTTTCCCGCTCTATGGTTGATTTCGCTTTGTACTTTGATGCAAAGCGTGGCAATAGCGATTTAGCAAAGCGCATTAGGAAGTTGGCTTTGCACCGTGGCGGGGTTCTGATGAACGAGTTACCGGCATTCGAGACGATACACAACACCGTAGCTGGTGAGATGGTACAACCTTTTGAGAATGGTGCAAAGCTCGTTATGGTGTGGGCTACCGGCAACGTCAAGGTGTTTGACAAAAAAGGCAATGTTTGTCGTGATATTCACATCAACACAATTGAAGAATTAACTAACGAGCAGTGCTTTGCTGCCAGCTTATAAGGGAGGATAAAACTATGGAAATTACTTTTGGAAAAGACACAAATGTTATTTTAGAGATTGCAGAAAAGAATACTTCTGTAATTGTACGTGAAACTGTAGGCGGAGTTGTGGTAATGATTGCCAACAGCAAGGAAAATTGGCTGTGTAAATTCTTGAAAAGCTGCCTTACAAAAATACTGGACAGCCGAAAGTCGCAACGTAGCGAAGTAGAAAGATAATAAAAAAGGCAGCGAAGTATGGAATACTACAACAAAATGCTGTGCGTAACACGCGAGGAGCTGATTAGCGGAAGCGACCCTGTGATAAAAGAGGGTGCCTTAAATGTTAATTTATACCGCAAGAACATCTTCTGTGTATGCCGTGGCGGTGGCGAGGGTAGATGCGCACTGTACAGCTTTGATTCCATGCCGAAAAAGTATAGGGAAAGATTTATGGAGAAGTACGGCAACCCTGAAGAAGTGCTGCGTGAAAGGGAAATGCGCAAGTCGGTGAAGTACGACGAAAGCGCACGCACTTTCTTTGAAGAATATGAATACTTCAAGAATGGCGAGTACACAACGCTCGACAAAGAATTGATAGCCGAATACACCACCAACGCCAGTGTACTGGGCGAGCTGCTGCGCATGAAAATGGAGCGCAAGGCAATGATGGCAAGCCTCAATGCAAGGGCTACCGACGTGTGGGAGGTGGTGTTGCAGAACAGCGAAGAGCTGCGCGAACGCTACCAACACACGCTGCCTGCCAGCCTTAGCCGCCTGAAAGCACGCATACGCGCCTTTGAGAAAGACGGCTACGAAAGTGTCGTCAGCAAGAAGCTCGGCAACATCAACACCATAAAGATAACAGCCGAAGGACGCGACGTGTTGGTAGCATTGAAGCGTAGCCATACACCACGATATAACGATGAGCAGCTATTTGCAAAATACAACGAAATAGCGGTGTTCCGCGGGTGGAAGCAGCTTAAGAGCGTGCGTTCCATGCAAGCGTGGCTGTACAGCCCAAAGATTGAACAGTTGTGGTGTGATGCCGTGCACGGCGAACAGGTTGCCCGCCAGCGCTTCGGACGCAAGCAAAGCACGATATTGCCGACCCGCCGCGACAGCCTTTGGTATGGCGACGGCACGAAGCTTAACCTGTATTATCGGGAAGGAAAGACGGTGAAGACGATAAACGTGTACGAGGTGGTAGATGGCTTCAGCGAAGTGCTGCTTGGCTACCACATCAGCGAAAGCGAGAACTTCGAGGCGCAGTACGGCGCTTTCCGCATGGCAATACAGCGCAGCGGGCACAAGCCCTACGAAATAGTGCACGACAACCAGGGCGGACACAACAAGCTGAACCGACAGGGCAAGAAGCCTGCGGGGGACGGCGAAAAGGCACAGGGTTTCTTGGACAGGCTTTGCCACATACACCGCCCCACGATGCCTCACAATGGTGAATCGAAAACGATTGAAAGCATCTTCGGACGCTTCCAGCAGCAGGTGTTGGCACGTTACTTCAACTTTACCGGGCAGAACGTTACGGCAAAGAAGCTGACGAGCCGCCCCAACATGGAGATGGTGGCAGCCAACCGCGACAAATTACCGACATATCAGGAATTATGTGAGCTGTATGCCCAGTGCCGCGAAGAGTGGAACGAAGCAAAGCACCCAAAGCACGACAGCAGCCGCATGGCACTTTACGAGGGCAGCGTGAACGAAGACACACCTGCCGTGGGCAAGTACGAAATGCAGGATATGTTTTGGATAATGAGTGAAAAGCCCGTAACGTTCACCGACAGCGGCATAAAGATGACCATTGACAAGAAGTCCTACCACTGGGAGGTATTCACTACTGATGAGAACGGCGAAACGATACCCGACAGGGAATGGCGGCGCCTGCACACGTGGGAGAAATTCTACGTGCAATACGACCCAATGGATATGACGACGGTAATTCTCTATTCTATCGACCGCGCTAAAAAGCTGCACTTCTGCACTGTTGCGAAGCCGTATATGCAGATACACCGTGCAATGCAAGACCAGAGCGCCGAAGAAAAGGCACGCATACATGCTGATATTGAGCGTGGCAAGCAAGACAGAATAGAACGTGTGGTAGCGGGCAGGAACATTGCCCAACGACATGGTACTGACCCCGAGCAGAACGGGCTGTATTATCCAAAGCCCAAGGGTTTGACCGCAGAGCAGCAGCAACAGGTGTACGACCGCATGGACAGGCTCAAAAGCGACAGCCGCGCCGAAGTGGTGGAACTCGGGCAGCACACGAAGAAGCTATCCAACATGGATTGGGCAGAGGTGCGGTATGACGAGCGCAAAACCGCTGATAAATTATAAACAACTTAAAATGTAAATCAATGAGAACAAACGAAAAACAACAGATAGTAGGGAGTTTAAAAGGTTACGTAGCCAAGTATGGCAGTCAGAACAAGGCAGCGCAAAGCCTTGTGGGCATCAGCCCCGCAACGGTAAGCCAAATACTGAAAGGCAATTTACAAAGAAGCTATCCAACATGGATTGATTGGAGGTGCAGTAGGATGAGCGCAAACCCGCTGAAAAATTGTAAAAATAAATAAAATATAAAGCTATGATAACAAAAGATAAACAGCAGATAGTAGAGAGTTTGAAAGCATACGTAGCTAAGTATGGCAGCCAAAACAAGGCGGCGCAAAGTCTTGTGGGTATCAGTGCAGCAACGCTGAGTCAAATGCTGAAAGGCAATTGGGCGAATATCGCCGACGAAATGTGGAGAAATGTTGCATCGCAAATTGGTTACAAGCAGGGCGACGGCTGGCATATCGTGGAAACGACAGCCTATAAAGAAATGGTGTTTGCCCTGAATGACGCCAAAGAGTGGAAAAATGTTACGTGGGTTGTAGGAGAAGCCGGCTGCGGCAAGACAACCACGGCACGCCTTTTTGCCGACGAACAGCGCGAAGCCTTTTACGTGCTTTGCTCGGAGGATATGAAGAAGAGCGACTTTGTGCGTGAAATTGCCCGCAAGGTAGGCTTAAGAACGGAAGGTTACAGCATTCGTGAACTGCTCGACCGCATTATCGACAGCCTTGTGCAGATGGACGAGCCATTGCTGATATTCGACGAAGCAGACAAACTAACAGAACGTGTATTCCACTACTTCATCGACCTGTACAACCGCTTGGAGGATAAGTGCGGTATTGTGTTCTTTTCAACAAGCTACATTAAGCGGCGCATGCAGATGGGCTTGCGATATAACAAATGCGGCTACAACGAAATACACAGCCGTATGGGGCGCAAATTTTTCGAGGTGGAGCGCACATCGCCCAACGATGTTTACGCCATCTGTGCAGGCAACGGCTTGAACGAAAAGCAGACATCGGCGGTAATGAAAGATGCCGAGCAGTACGACTTCGACCTGCGCAGGGTGAAAAAAGCTGTGCACAAGCAAAAGCGAATGAAGTAAACGAAGAGTGTTTAAACACTGATTAAATAGTATTTGAAATGTTGAAAAAGGCACTATCAATGACAGATTTGTTACGTATAAACAGAAAGGTGTACGACTTTGAAGGCGATTGGAAAGAAGCCTTTGGACAGCCAGAGCGAGGTGGTGTATGGTTTGTATGGGGCAAGAGCGGCAACGGCAAAACATCTTTTGTGTTGCAGCTTTGCAAAGAGCTTACCCGCTATGGCAAGGTAGCCTACGACAGCCTGGAGGAAGGCAGCAGCCTGACCATGCAAAACGCACTGGTGCGTGTTGGAATGGCAGATGTGGGCAGACGCTTTGTGC